CCGGCGGTGACGTCCGGCTGGAAGGAGGTCGGGTCTTGCAGGTACTTGACCGCCAGCTCGGCGGTCGCCGCCTTGAGCCGCGAAGGCACGACGTCGGCGATCAGCTCGCCCGCAGCGTCGTAGGCATACACACGCGGCCAATCGAGTGCCTGCGTGCTGCTCTCTCGCGTCCCGATCCAGACCTGGCCATAGGTCGTGTCGAGCCACTGCGTCGCCATGCGCAGCGCCTTCTCCTTGTTGTCGGTCGTGGCGTTTGACCAAGCCGTGGCCGTGCTCAACGCATCGAAGTAGGCAGTCGCCTCCGCAGCTGTGGCGTAGCTGTTCGCCGTTGCGAGCCCTGCACCTGTTTCGACAATCAGAGTTGGCATCGGTTACCTCAAAAGGTCTGGCCGCCCCGGAGACCAATCAGGAGCGGCCAGACACACAGGAAGACGCGCACAGGCGCGTTGTTCACTTTGCCGCCGTAATCCATGCTTGAAAGCTGATGGAGCCGCCGAGACCGGCCGCCCACACCATCGCCTTGACGTAGCGCAGTGGCGTCAGGACTTGCGCCGCGAGCGTCGCCGGGTTGTTACTCCCGACGTTGCTGCAGCTAAACCAGTGACGCCCTACGCCGCGGTGCGTGTTTGAGCCCAGGTTGACTGAGTTGCCGAGAGCCAGCGTCCCGAGCAACACCAGGCCCGTCTGCATGGTGGCGTCGTTAGATCCGTAGACGTGCACGTAGTAGACGCTGTCCACATTGAGAGTGCAGGACGAGACATCGACCACAACGCGCAGGTTGGCGGCCGCAGACCCCACGTCGAAGATTGCGGACGAGCCGGTCACCGTGGTGTCAAAGAACGCATCCTGGCCAGCCGTGATGGAGACCGACCCATCTGCGACCTGCAGCTTGCGATCCGGCGTGAAGTCGACGTAGCGAACCACGCTAGCTCTTCTTGACCACGTAGGCCTTGAACTGCGCGCTCGGCGTAGTGCCGCCGCACTGCACGATGACCATGATCCACCTTGCGGTGATCAGATCCTGGTCCGCGTAAGCAGCCGCCGAGTTGCCGACCACGTTGGAGCAGCGCAGCAGGTAACGCCCGGCCCTGCGGCTGGTGTTCGCCTGGAACGTTGCGTTGAAACCAAGCGCGGTCACCCCGAGCAGGTATGTCTGGCTGCTGGCCGTTGCGCCGCCAACCACGTAGATCATGTAGCTTTGATCTGAGGTGGCGGTTACCGAGCTCGCATCAATGACGACATCGAAGTCGGTGACGCCTGGGCCCAGATCCAGAGACACGTTTGCGCCGCCGACCTGCGTGATGGTGCCACTGTTCGATGAAAACGTCTGCGCGCCGTCGCAAACGAGCAGCGCGTTGTCGAGCGTCCTGTCGATGAGTTTCTGCGCCATGGGAATCCCTTTGGTAGAGGCCGCCAGGCTTGCGCCCAGCGGCCGATTGCTCAGCGCATCTCCACGCCTGCGTAGGCGCGCCACGTCAGCGAAGCGCCCGTGATGTTTCCGCTGATTACAGCCAAGCGGATGTATGGACAGGGCAGCGCCGTTTGACCACCGGTAGCGCCGCCGTTCGGCGCCAGGTTGCTGGCCTTGAGAAGGTAGCGGCCCACAACAGTGTCATACGGCGGCGTGATTCCTTGAGCGGTGCCGAGTTCAGACTTCAGGCCAAACTGAGTGAACCCAAGGATGTACTTGTTCGTGAACGCTGCAGTGTCGCTGCCAATCAAGACGAACTTGAAGTTGCCAGCAGTGCCTGCCGTGTATGCCGTGATGTCGATCACGACGTCGATGTCTACCGCTCCGTCGCCGACGTAGATGTCGGTTCCGTTGGTAGTCGCCGCAGTGCTGACCGTCGTAGCCGCATGCAGGACCATGCTCGAATCCGGCGTGCGGTCGAACATCGTGTATCGTTTGTCACCAAATGCCATGTGCTGGTCCTCCTATTAGGCAACCGCGTCAGTGTTGGTGAAGTTGTAGAGGCGAGCGACGCAACGAACGTGCTCGTCCACCAGGCCGCAGGCCCAGTCAATGCGCGTGCGGAAGACCGGCGCAGTCGGGATCTCGCCGAGGTCGCGGACGCTGATGCCGCCAGCACCTTGGATCATGTGCAGGCCGCCTTCGCCCATCGCAACGACGTAGAGCGAATCGGTGTTGGTGCTGGCACCGTCGCCGAACGCCGCCGAGCCGTCGCGGTTGCCGTTCTGGTCCAGCTCCAGCATGTCCAGGCCGGCATAGCTGTAGACCTGGTTGCCGTACTCGTCGCGGGTCACCTGGATCTGCGAGCTGGTGCGCAGGAAAGCGGTGATGTTGCGGCGCGTGGCTTGGTTGCAGACGATGTAGCGGCGACCGATTGACTTGTCGACCGCGTCAATGGCCTGGTCGAGCTTCTTGAGCGAAAGAGCAGCAGCGGTGCCGCCGTTGGAAATGATCTGCGAAGAAGCCGTCGGGCTGGCGCCGCCGTAGCGCACCTTGAGACCATCAAAGCCGTTGGCGTCGGACGCAACCGCGCCCTTGACGATGGCTTGGCCAATGGTCTGGCCGAGCGCGATGGACTTCATCTGCTCGTGGACCGAGCGCACGTCTGCGCCCATCTGCTGCACGAGAGCGCGGTCGACATCGACCTCGCCGCCGATCAGCTTGAGCGCCTCGGTGCGGATTTCCAGCTTGCCTTCGTTCGGCGTGAACGCGCTGTTCACGGCTCGGAAAGCGACAGTCGGCAGTTCAGCCTGACGCGCATAGGCGTAGCTGTTGCCGGGGATCGTGACGATTGGCATCGCACGAAGGAGAGGGGACGATTCGGCGAAAGAAGCGAGCACGCCCGCCTTCTTGAACTCGCCGTTGTTTGCCGCGATCTTCGCAGCTTCAACGATGGTAAGAGCCACAGTCTAACTCCATGAGGTTTCCATCCCCACGGAGGCCAGACGTTGGCTATCTGCTTGCTGTGTCCGTATTGGCACGACCGAGCAGCTCCCGCGAGGACAGGTTGTTCCCTTGCGTGATGGCTGCCCGCGCGGATCCCCCGTGCTGGCTGCTGGTACCGGCTCCCCCGGCACCTGAACCGTTGAAGAAGGCCGCGTTTGAGGCGTCCGACTTCAACCCAGTGACGAACTCAGCAAACGTCATCGGGTCGCCGCTTCCGGCCTTCCCCGAGATCATTGGCTTGCCGTCGCGGTCGAGCAGCTGCACCGAGAGCTTCCCGCTCTGGTCGCGCTCCACCTTCACATGCTTCGACTTGATCCGGTCGGGCAGGTATTCCATGCCCAGCGGATTCGCACCGGCCTTAGCCAGTGCATCCCGCAGCTGGCTATCGACGAGTAGCTGTTCGGCCTGACTGCGGAAGCTATCGCGCTCCGCATTGGCCGTTTGTAGATCCTTGGCGACCTTGGCCTCAAGGGTCTTCTTGAACTCCTCGATTTCCTTAGACGACTTCAGGCCGCCCGCTCGCAGCTTCTCCAGCGCGTCCAGTGCGGTCTGCGGATCGTCGATGCCCTCGTAGTCCTTGAGCTTGGCCTCGTAGTCCTTGCGGGCCTTGCGCTCTTCGGCCAGGGTCTTCTTGAGACCGCTGATGTCTTCGATCGACCAGCCTTCCTTCAGCGCAGCGACCACCCACTTGCCGCCGATCTCCTTTGCGGAGTCTCGGAGGCCTTCGGGGATGTCATCAATCTTGTCTGCGGTGAGTGTTAGGGGCATGCGTCGTTGGTCTCTGCCCCCACTCCAATGGTGTGTCTCTTTTGCGCAAGTGTTCGCGTGAGCTTTTTTCTGCTATCCGTCCATCTGCTCTAACTCGGCCAGCGTCAAGGCCCTGCCGTCCTTGGTCACCATGTCGTCCATAGTGATCCTGCCAGCCCGCCATAGCTGCGCCCTGCGCGTGCCCAGCGCCTCGTTCTGCGCCTGGGTGTCCTGCGTCTTGAGCCACTGCTCGTAGTTCAGGTCTCGCGGCACCTGGCCGTTCATGGACGCCCTAGTGCCTGGCCGGATCTCGCGGCGGCGAAGCCCCAGCTCGGCAGCCGACTTGACGATCGGCGTGACCACGGACCGGCAGTTCGGGTGCGCCGGAGGCCTCGGCCCACCGTCGAGCGGGTAGACCTGCCCGTCGCGGGCTCGGCAGATCGGGCTGGTCCTGGTGTCCAGCGTAGACAGCCACTTGACGCCCTTCAGGATGCCACCGTTCTCCTCGTAGGTAGTCTGGCGCGCCTGCGTGCCGACCTGGTTGCTCGCGGTGCGGACGATGGTCGCCGCGTGGTTCCGTGGCACGTCAAGCGTCCTACGCACCCTGGCGATGATCTTGTCGGCTGGCTCGCCTTCCGCCAGGCCGATGCCGATCTGCCGCGTCAGCTGCGTCTGTGCGGCCTTGGCGAGGCCCGAGAACCAGTCCTGCAGCGGCGCGCCCATGATCGGCTTGCTGACCACGGCCTGGACCGCGTTCAGGTTGATGCCGCCGATGTCGATCTGCAACTCCTGCGGCATCGCCACCGTCAGCATGCGGTGCGCCCAGTTGGCCTCGTTCTTGGCCAGATCGCGCAGCTCGGCCGCGGCGTCCATCCTCATTTGCAGCGCCGCGTCCCGCAGGATCGTCCTGATGTCGTCGAGCAGGTCTTTGTATCGCTGCGTAGTCCACGGCCCGCTGTCGATGCCGCGGCTCTTGATCCGCTCCAGGCGCTTCACCACCTGCCCAACGAGGTCGGGATAGACCTCCTCGTCCAAGAACCGCACCATGCGCTTGCCGAGGCCTACGCCAAACCGGTTGACCAGGATGGCGTGCCGGATCGTCCGCCGCAGGATGATGTCGTTGACGCTCGGCGGGTCTTTGTCGTCAGTTGCCATACTCGTCCCACCAGCTGCAGTGCTGGCAGTCAGGGTCGCATAGCCAAATCACGACGGCCCCACAGGTGGCGTTTCCGCCGGCGTGGCCACGGGCTCGGGCATGCTGCCGCCGGCAAGCTCGGCCTCGGCCGCCGGGTCCATGTCGTCGCCGTAGAGGCCGCGACGCTTGGCCTCGCCGAGGTAGGTCTCGACGGTGATGCGCCCTGCGCTGGCGTCCGCTTGGAGCGCCGTGATGTCATTGGCGCGGCCAGCGACTAGCGCGAAGTCGCGGAAGATCGCCACGTTGAAGTCCTCGGGCAGAACCATCCGACGCCAAGCCGCAGCCATCTCGTAGCCGCGATAGATTGCCCACTCCAGCTCCTCGGCCCAGCGCTGCGCATCGCTCTGGCTCTGCATGTCGGCGCGGACCTCGCCGGTCGCCGTCTGCGGGCCACTGCTTTCCGTCAGCGGTGCCATGCCCAACTGCGCCATGCGAGCCTCGATCTGCGCCAGGTCTTCCTTGCCCGCGGTCAGCGCTGCGCCGGACACCTCGACGTAGGCCAGGTCGAAGTCGGGGCTGCTGCTGAGCGCCATCGCGCCAGCTCCGAGGCTGATGCCCTTCTCGACCTCATCGCGGGTCATGCCCTTGCCGCGCAGGATCGCTGCCCGAGCGTAGTGCAGTGCCCACGCCTGCTGGCTGCTGCTCTGCCAGTGCTGCACGTTCAGCCAGGCCAGGTTGAGCAGCGGCGGACGCTGCCACAGCTTGCCGATCAGCACGATCGGCAGGCCCGAAGCCGGATAGCCATGTGGCCTCTGGCTCACGAGCTTGTGGCCGTAGCGGCTGCTGTTCTGCAGGCGCACCTGCTCGACGGGGTCTTGGCTGGTCGTGGCCAGTTCCTTCTCCCACAGCTCGACCGTGTCCAGGTTCCAGACCCAGATCCGCTCAACCGTGACTTGGCTGTAGTCGGGGTTGCTGCGATAGGCCAGCTCCTTGTAGCGCAGATGCGTCACGCTCTCGCGGCCGTCGACCACCTGCGTGTCGCAGGCGATCAGGTTGTCCGGCGCGATCCGCACGAAGTAGGGCCGAGCCCCCATCTGCTGCTCCTGCGCCATGGAGATCGGCTGCCCTTGATCGTCTACAGCGCGGACGTGGTCGACGATCAGGACGGCGAAGCCGCGGTCGACGCGGTCCTCGTAGAGCTGCGACGCGAACATCGTCAGCGACAGCCCACTGCGGTCTGCGTCGTATTCGATGGCCTCCAGCGGCGGCGGCAGCTCGCCGACCTGGATCGCCTTCTGGAACGGCTTCGACGCCAACGTCTGCACCGCCTTGTCGTAGGCGTTGAACAGGAACGTCCGGCTCAGTCGCTCAAGGTAGACCTTGCGGTCGCGCAGCTCGCGCCAGTCCGGCGGCGTGAACAATGCGCCCTCGGCACGCATGGCGTCGGTGCCGTCGCGGAGTGCGCGGAGCATGGGCCACCAAACGCGCTCGACGCTCTGGCGCTGAACTGAGAGAGTTCCGACGTTGTCGCTGCTCATTGGATCGTGGAGACGTGGCCGCCGATTGGGTGCTTGGCGTGGACGAAGTAGCCGAGCGCATCGGTCAAGTGCGTCAGCTCGGGATGCTTCTTCTTGTCGATCTCGCCGCTGCCGCCCTCGAGCAGGCTCACGCCCTCAAAGTCTTTGACGACGTGCGGCGCGTTGCGTGGGTCGACGTAGAGGCTGACACGCCCTGCGGCGTTCTTGAGCCTGGTGTTGACGGCGTTGACGCGGTCGCGTTCCGCAGGGTTGCTGCGCTCGACGCGGTCGCGGATGTCAGGGAACGTGCCACGCAGATGCTCGCGGATCAGCTCCCAGTCGGTGCCCTGAATGCCCGAGGTCTTGCGCTGGTTGCCCGTGGCGTCGCCGTAGATGTGGACCTGACCCTTGTGGTGCCCCCAGTCCTGACACAGCTTGCGGCAGACGGCTGGCGTGTTGCTGTTGCGCGGGATGTAGACCTCGCCGAGGACGCAAGTCGCCCCGTCTAGGTGCGGCTGGTCCTGCACGATGACGGCAATGCCTGGGTCGACGTTGAAGTCGAAGCAGAACACCAGCGGCAACTCGGGCTGGTAAGACAGTGGCCGCAAGTGCACGTTCGCGTCGAACGTGTAGTAGGCCATGCCTTCAAAGTTGACCCAGTCGGCCTCGTACTCTTGCCGGAACGTCAGCGGGTCAAGGTCGCGCCTGGCCGCCTCAATCTCCTCAGGCGGCAGCACCACGCTGCTCGGCCAGTGGAACGAGTCCCAGCCATCCGTGGTCTTGGCACGGCTCCACAGCTCGTAGAAGTGCCCTCGGCCCTTTGGCCGTCCCGTGAACCAGCACCAGCCTGGTCGACCTCGCGTTGACAGCGCCGGGCGCAGGGACATGGACCAGGCCTCGGGCTTGCACTCCTGAATCTCGTCAACGATAGCGCCGTCGACAGGAACGCCTTCGACGCGCTGCGGGCGGTCTAGGCCGACCACCATGATCTGGCTGCCGGTGCGAAGGCGCAGGGTCAGCTCCGATTCGCTGACACTGTCGATCCAGCGCTTGGGCACCAGTTCCTTGAGGTCAGCCCAGAAGATCCGCTTGGCCTGGTCGCGGGTCGGAGCCGCGGCGATGAAGTTGCTACCGACGCGCTCGACGGCCAACGCCTGCATGACCAGGTGCCGCTTGGCGTGCTCCGTCTTGCCTGACCGGCGACCGGCGGCGACGACGCGGAAGCGGGCCGTGCTGTGGCAGAGCCGCAGCTGCTCGGGCACCTCGTCGAGCATCGTCCAGCGCTCAGGCAGGTCCACGCTCGCCCCTCGTGCGGCGCATGGCCGCGATGTCGTCGAGCAGCTGCGCCGCATCGTTCTGCGTCCCGCTGCTTCGGTCTTCGGCGTCCATCAGGAGCCTGGTGCGCTCGATGTCGTTGCGCTCTAGAGCTGACAACGCCTTTGCCACGGCCGTGATGTCTCTGGCATCGTCGGCAAGCTCAAGCCCAGCTCGGAGCTTGGCCACGACCTTGGCGCGTACCTCATCGTCGATCGAGTCCGACCAGGCACGGTTGCGCGCTAGGCTGACCAGCATCCTGAGGTCGGCGCGAACGTGATGCGGGTCTATCGGGTCGATGATTCCCCCCTGACCCCTGGCAGTAGTTGTAACATTGTCACGGCGAACTCTTGACGAGTCCGCGCCATCTGCGAAGACGCCTCTGTAGACGTACTAGGCAGCCGAGCTTTCTCGCCCCCAATCACTGCGGGTCACCTACCAGCCACTCCCAGTCGGTCTGGTTGCGTGCGCTGAGATAGAGCACGTCGCGCAAGGTCTTGGCTTTGTCGTTGCCTGCTGATGCTGCTGCCAGGATTGCGCCTGAGTACCACGACAGCGAGATGCCGCCGTAGATCATGTCGGCGTCGCCTTCGAGGGTGGTCTTAGCGCCAGGCCGCGGCGCGTTGAGGTAGGCGTCGTCGTTGGGCGCGCCGCCGGCGTTCCAGCGTGCGTAGGTGATCGGGATCGCGCCAAGTGCTGGATGCTCAATGAGTCCCTGGTCGACAACGACGTGCGCCAGGCGGACGGCGTGGCCGAGGAACTCCAAGCACTCGGTGTTTGCGCCGATGCGCTGCCAGATCGCCGCCCAGGCTGTGAGGCCATCAACGACGAACGACTCCTGCCACGGGATCCAGGCGTCGTAGCCGAGGCTCGGGTCGGTCGTGTTGCGCAGCGGGTTCTTGCCCTCAAACTTCGACAGGGCTTGCGTCACCTTGACCGGCCCGGCCACCTGGTTGGTAGGTTGGGAGGTCACGATGGCGAACATCTTCCGAGCGAGATCCTCGAGCACAGCTCGCTGCAATCCGTCGGCGCTCATCCACCAGTGTGCCCACTCTTGCAGGAGTCGGCCGGATGCGCGGGGCGCTTCGAGGGTCTTGTCGCCGTAGATTCCGTGGCGCACGTCGCGCACGTCCATGGCGAGGAGGAAGTTCAGCTCATCGTGCAGGATGAAGTCGCCGAGGATGGCCGCGGCGGCGGGCATGTAGAGGTTGCCTCGGTGCTGCGGGTCGAGCGGGCCGCGGCCTTGGTCCCAGCCGTAGGAAGGCCAGCCGTTCGGCACGTCCTTCCACTTGCTGCCGTAGACACGCCAGAAGGGTTGCGTCTCGTAGGACTTCTGCTCTGGATCGACTTGGAAGTAGTTGAGTGAGTAGCCGTCGCGGTCGAGCGCGTGGTGAGCGCGCATCCAGTAGTCGGTCGAGCTGTAGCGCAGCGGGAGCAGCTCGGCGGGATCGGCGTCGGCGAAGATGTGCAGGGCTTTGATGCGGCCGAAGCAGCCCTGGTCGCCGGTTTGCCCGCTGCTCTGCGCGTTCGCCCATGGGCGGCGAGCGAAGGGCGAGCGCAGCACATCTTGAAACCCTGTGGCCGTAGGGAGCGTCTGGCGGGCCTCGGCTTTGATGTGCGCGCCGTGCGGGCCGATGTGCCCAGCCCAGCAGTTGGCGCCAGCCAGCGCCAGGATCGGGCCGCCGTAGGCTGCCGTGGCCATCTGCAGGCGCGCCTTGTCGTCGATGCCGCCGTCATCGCGCTCGGCGACCAACGTGCCGTAGAACGGGACGCCGAAGCCGTCTGGCAGGCTTCCGCTTACCTTGGCGTCGAAGATCAGGTGCGGCGATCGACAGTGCGTAACAGACTGGCCAAGGCTCTTCTCGAGGTGGCCGACGTAGCCTTCGCCGTGGCTGATCGAGACGATGGCGTCGTTCGTGAAGCTTTTGCTGCTCGGATCTGACCAGACGACGTAGCCCTGCAGGTCGAAGACATCCTGGCCGACGCCGACCGTGGCGTAGCAGATGGCTGACCAGCCCTGGTGCCGCGCCTGGAACCGGTAGACGTTGACCAGTAGGCCGATCTCGCAGAAGCTGTCGAAGGTCAGCGGCGCACCGCTGTCGTTGACGGAGAAGCGCAGGACAGCGTCATCAGGCTTGTCCAGCAGCCAGTCGAGGCGGACTGCGCCGAGCATGTCGGCGATGTCGGGAGACTCGCGCAGGTCGGTGAGTTCGATCTTGGCCAGCTCAAGCGCGGCGAGGCTCGGCCGGATCCAGATGCGGGTCTGGTCGCCGGTCGTGCAGCCACGCTGCCAGGCCCATCCGTAGGGCTTGACGACGCCGAGCTGCCCGGTGACGCCTGCTTGTGCGAGTGTGCGAGTGGGGACCTGGAAGGAAGTCCAGCGCGTCTGCGGCTGGTCCGACATGTTGCGGAGCCGCACAGGATAGATCAGTGCCATCAGCCAATCAGGCTGTTGGCGTGTCTGTATTGCGCAAGAGGTCGCGAAGATTTTCTTCAGCGACCCTGATGTCCTCGGCCATCATCGCCGAGAGCGTCTCGAGCAACGTGGCGGCATCGCGCAGGTCGGTCGGGATGTTCCGGTAGGCCATCGGCACGCCAGCCTGCTTTGCGCTGTCGACGAGCATGCCCTCGGCCGACGCTCCCAGTTCACTGACTCTGCGCGCCATATCCCTGGCTCGGCTGAGTCGCAGGAAGGCGTCGCGGAACAAGTGCACGTCCTTGGTGCGGAAGTCTCGACGAAGCCGACGCAGTCGCTGGCGGTCACGGTGTGGTCGTGGCATGGGAGTCGCCTGACTGGTCTCTTGGATCATCTTACCTGCCGATCCTTGTTTGTGTTGGCATTTCTATCCGCCGCATTAGTGCGCAGACACGTGGATCAACACGCCAGGATCGCCGTCTGGCAGCGCGTAAACCTTGGAAGCTGAGAGCATGCTGACCTGCGAATCGTCGCCCCAGAAGCCGAGGCCGGTCAGCACGTCCAGCACCGCCTTGACCAGGTTGTCGATGTCGGGCCGTGCGACGTGTGCGATTTGATCCTCGGCGCGGCGCAGTCGCTTAGGCCGCGGCATGCGGAACGTCATCTGGACGGTAATGGGCCCGTCGATCTGGGTTCGCGGTGTGTGCCGCGCTGCCTGCAGAGCGATGGCGCGCTTCCATCCGTCTGCGGTGTCTGGGTTGTAGACGCCGGCATGGCGTCCGCGGACATAGGCACGAGGACGCGGCTGGCCCTTTGGCTCGCCGGCGACAAAAAACGTGATCAAGACCTAGGCCAAAGCCAAGACCATGACCAAATCCCAGACCAAGACTCATGATCGGCCAAAAACTGCATGTATTGGCGCATATAAGGCAGAGCCCCTCAGAATGGAGCCTCTCCGAAAGACTCGACGCAGGCCAGCCGAATGCGCCAGTCTTTAGCCCACAAATCCTCCACCGACTCCCAAGCAGTCTTGTCCTTTTGATGGGTACCAGTGTCGTAGATTATCTTTGCGTCTGAAAGCGTGAGGTAGTTCGAGTCGAAACTCTTGAGGGTGCCGGTGTAAAAAAACCGGCAGCTGTAGACCATGATCTTCTTGCCAAGCAGATCATTCAAACCTTCGCCGCCAACTTCTTCTACGATCTTCTTCATGGTTTACCTTTGTTCAAATCACGTAGTGTAACCGCCGCGCATCGGTTTCGCCGCCTTGGCAATCACTGCCATCTGCTTGCGGATCTCGCTGCGCAGGTAGGCAGGCGCAGTCTCAGCTTGCATGGCCAAGTCTATGTATGCCGCTGACTGACCTGCGGTCATAGTGGCCTCAAGACAGTAGGTCTCTTGCGACTTCCGACTAGCGCACTTGGGGCTGCAGGTGACGCCGCCCCATGGGTAGGACATATAGCCCGCGCCGCAGACTTTGCAGACGCGGGCCACCTTCGCACGCGCTCTAGGCACTAGCGCGTTCCTCGGCCTGGCGCTCCAACTCGGCGATCTGCATGTCCTCGATCGCTTCGAGCTTCTCGCGCAGCTGCATAAGGTTGCCGATCGGCATCTCGCGCAGACGACTGCGAGCGAAGCCAAGCTCCTCGCAGACTGCGTAGAGGTCGTCGGCTCCCATGCCGAGCTTCTTCGCCAGCTCCGCGCAGTAGCGGGCCGTGGCGTCGATCTCGGCCTGCAGCGGCGACACGATCGGCGCGGCCAGTGCCGCGGCCAT